ACTGCCTGTTCCAAAGTGGTTCCAGTAAAATATTGCTAAAGCGGGTGGCAAGGATGTTATTAACAGTATCTTTACCGAGATAATGGTCAATGCGATAAACTTGTTTTTCGCGTAGATGTCGCTCCACCACAGACTGTAGATTACCAGCAGATTTAAGATCGTGCCCAAAGGGTTTCTCAATAACCACACGCGAGCTTTCTGCGTCATCTAAAAGTCCTCCTTGCTTGAGATTGATAATAGCTGACTCGTATCTTTCTGGTGGAACAGATAAGAAGTATGTTGTGTCGTCTGTGTCTGGAAGCTTCTGTAAGCTCTCCTGATTTGCTAAATCGCAAGAAACGTAGTCTAGGTGATGTAGAAACTCATCAGGATAATAACCAAGAGATTCTTTCCAAGCTGCTGTTCCAGGATCTCTCCTAGAAGCACCAGTAATTACAAATCCCTCTGGCAAAAGATCTTTCAGCCACAGTTTATAAAATGCGGGGATTAATTTCTTCTTGCAAAGGTCTCCCGTTGCACCGAAGATAACAATACCCCTAGTGAGCGGTTCCGTTGCCATCGTAGTCGTCCGAGTCGTAGTAGTCATTTTCACCTTTTCGTATCCCGAAATAGATCGTGGATAGTACAAAGGGTATTGCTCCCCAAAGAAGGACATCAGCGAACATCGTGTCCTCCAAACATTGCTCTCATACCATTCAAGACTTTGTTCGCGAAGCGTCCAAGTCTTCTGCTTTCAAATCTTGAGTAGAGAGCAGTAGTAATAACAGGGGCTGGAACACCGAGATCCACAGCACTGTGAACAGTCCAACGACCCTCACCACTGTCTGATACTCCTCCATCGAACTTGCTAAGCTCTCTATCGCTGCGTAGTACAGTAGCGGTAAGATCGAGTAACCAACTACCAACCACACTACCACGACGCCACAACTCAGCCACTTCAGAAACGTCAATGTCGTACTGATAATCGGCAGGGTTTTCCATTGGGGCAACCTCTGCATCCCCTTCTTTGACATACTGCGCTCCCGCATTCGCTTCGTGGAGAATGTTGAATCCTTCGGCATAAGCCTGCATAATGCCATACTCCACACCATTGTGGACCATCTTCACAAAGTGACCTGCACCAGCTGGTCCGCAATGCAACCAACCATACTCAGCAGAGGTTGCACGACTGGTTGGGTCAGTTCTACTAGCGGACCCGATACCTGGGGCAAGTGCCCTGAAGATAGGAGCGCAGACGGATACTGCAGTATTTGAACCACCAACCATAAGACAGTATCCACGCTCCAGACCATAAACTCCACCAGAAGTACCACAGTCAAGATATTGGATACCCAACTTTGCCAGACGTTCCGCCCTGCGCCGTGAGTCCTTAAAATTGCTATTGCCATTATCAATAATAATATCTCCTTCACTACAAAATTGTAGTAACTCATTAAGGGTATCCTCTACTGTCTCTGCTGGTACGACCATCATATAAATGCCTGGTCCTTTGTTGTCAACTACTTGAACAAGGCTTTCCAGAGAAGTGGTATATCCACTGATATAACCCTTCTCATATTGTTCCTCAGCTTTCTTAGCATTTTTTCTGTAACCCCAAACTTCGATACCTTGTTTGATCATACGGCGGGACATACCCTCTCCCATACGACCAAGACCAATCATTCCTACTTTCATTTTACTCCCAATCTGATGCGGTCATTTTTTTAGTCTGAATGATGTTAACGATCTCTTGATAATCATTGAACATCTTGTCGCCTACCATAAATGCAATTTTTCTCTTCTCTAAGGCATCGAGAATGAGAGCATACTGGTAGTCGGTAAATTGATTCATTTTCCTTTGAGTAGTTTTTCAACTTGTTTACGAGCTGAATCTAATTTAGATTTCTCTCGTTCAGTGTGCTTATAACCGTGCTTGCCAGTTACAATAAAATGTCCCTGACATATCATAGTTATACCGAAAAAGAATAGGGCGATTGTCCCTATCCATTCTAAAGCGTGATGTTGAGCCACGGGAATAAAGGTGGTATTACTCCAATGAGTCGAAGCAGACCCTCAGCAAAAAGTGCAAGAACAACCCAACCAACACACATACTGATAATTGAAGCATTACGATTGTGCTTGCGTATGGCAGCATCAATCATCTCCTGTACTTCTTCTTTTGTGACGTGATTGGGTGGTTCGACACCCTTCCCCCAGTCTTTGAACATCAGATCATCTCCATAGCGTTGTGAAGTTCACGTGAGTGGTTAAGCTCGTCGTTAAGGATTTCCAGGATCTTTTCATCTGGTCCTTTTTCTGCAAGATACTTAGCGTAAGTTACAGCTGCGTGGATCTCTACTTCATACGACAAATGGTATGCAGCGCGAGGAGCCACCCAGTAATAAACCACATTGATCCAATAATAGATAAGGACGAGGTGTCGGGCGAAAGCGCGATCCACCCAATGAGCACTACCGCCCCTGCTCTCCATATACTCCAGATGTTCTGTTTCATTGAGAGACTGGGCGAAGTGTTCCTTCATTAAGTATAGGTGTTCTTCACCGCGCAAACCTAGAGATTCTCTTAAATGTAAGACACTCAGGAATGCAAAATAGGGTGCCCGAGCAATCTCCTCAAGCACCCAAAAGCGGGGATAGTCTCTTCCTCTATAGAGGAAGTCTATAATAGCGACGGTGATATCAAGAATCACCGTGTTAAAGTGTTTCATTCTACGTGAATAGTACCGATCATACCAGCCCCCTTATGAGGACCACACCAGTAAGTGTAGTCACCAGCTTCGGGGAATGCAACATCGAACTCTTCACCAGGCAACATTGCCAGAGCTTCGTGACTTAAGTCAGGACGATCCTCAACGACAACGTTATGAGGAGGGAGCATATTATTAATAAAATGCACCGACTCGCCAGCAGAGATAGTAACCTCTGCAGGATCAAACACAAGATTACCATTAGATCCCATTTGTACATCTACCGCCCACGCTGGTGCAGCAAGAAAAAGCGTAGCGAGGAATGCAAAAATGAACTTCATATAAGAGTAGCAACTACTCTATCTAGTAGCTGCTACTTATCTGTTAAGTTATGCAACGCCAATTTTGTTGATAAACACATAAACGGTGTACTCGTGTCCACCAGACGATGAAGCGACAGTAATTGGCAGTTCAGAAGATTCGTTTTCTGTTACTTGACCTTCAAAATCAATTTCGCCATTACCTGCCAAGTGCATTACAATAGTGGCAGCTCTACTGATATTAGTAAAAGAGTTATGCTCGTTAGAGTAAATTACTCTAGTGATTTCCATTTTTGTAGGAACCTGCGTTCTAATCTTCTCACCAGCTGACGCAGGGGATTGTCCAGAGTTGAATTCGGGTTGACCGATTTCTACCAGGACATCATATGAGAGATCGGCGTGAGCGATCGTCTCAGTTGCCGAACCGACAACCTTTACAACAGCTTTTGTCTGTGTATTTTTTAAAACGACCTTTGACATTGTAATTAAGTTTCTTTGTTATTATTTAGATCGGACCATTTGGTATGAGACCAGCATCCATCACGAACTCCAAAGGTACGTTTAGTGCTGAAAGCAAAACGCTCATTGATTTTTTTCAAACCTGCAGCTTCCAAATCCTTGAGGATTTCTTTAAAGGAGCGCATATTTATAACTAGATGTTCCTATAGGGTATTTATCACCTAAATATTTTGGGGTATTCTACTAAACCAATGCGCAAATTGTTACCCTTTGCAATGATACTGATGACCGCTTCAGCAGCAAATGCGGGCGGACTTGTTACTAAGCACGCATCCAGTGTTCAGTTAACTGTTGATGCTGCTCGTTCGACCGCTACAAGAATCGGTTCGAGCTTCAGTATTTCAGGTAGTAATATTGATACTACGGACGGATCAACTGCTGGTGCTGTATCTGCTGGTACTATCACCTCGGGTGTATACAACCCTGGTACTATTACTGCTACCCAAGATACTGCTGGTTCGGCATTTTCCTTCAGTCAATCTTACACTCAAGGTGATGCAATTCCAACCAGTGCAGCTACTGTAGGTGATATTCAGAACTTCGGTTCATTGACATCTTACACAGCTGGAACTGCTGGTTCATTGGCAGGTACTGTTACAAGCTCTGGCGCACTTACCGTGACGGCTGGTGGAGCTGGTACTAGCGCCGTGGGACAATTTGTCTCAGAGGTCACCGTCATTGACTGAGGAAGATGACAATGAATACTATGATTCGTTGGTCTGTCCTTGCTGTGGTGGGTGCAAGTGCCACACTTGTTCCTGCCCAGGCGGTCCCCGTGGTCCCGAACTTCACACAGGGCTCAATGACGAGCCACACAGAGACAACACAAACGATAACCGAGACCATCAATTCGATGGACTATTCTACAGGTTATCAATATTCTGCAACAGGATCTGGAGTTACCGCAAGCGGTAATTTATCTCCAGGTACATCATCAACTAACGTAACTATTGAAGGAGTGACTTCGCAATGGACAGGGGTGAATTCAAAACCGACGTTCACACAAACAACACCAGGAGCAGCGTTTCAGTTCACAGAAACTCTGTCTTCTCCAGGTTTACAAAATCATACGATCATCCAAAGGGTGACAGAGGTCACCAGCGTAACAGACACCACAAGTATCTTCTCCCAATAACGCTATGTCTAACAAACCTTGCGATTGCCCCTGCCACTCTGGCGGAGACTGTAGGGGGTGTAAGTGCAACAGCATCTCCAATCGCTAATAGCTCAGGCTCAGTGACCAATCAAGCCATCCAGGTTTTACAAGGTCCTTATATTACGAATACTTACGGGGGTGGCATTCAATGTCAGGGTCCTACTAGGAACTTTACCCCGTATGTAACAGGAACTGCATCAGCTCAAAAACCATATGAACCATATTATTGGGATCCAGTGTACGATGTCACGGATAATTTTGGTGCCTTCGATGATGACGGGAATGACATTGGGGATGGAATTTTAGACAACCCAGGAGATATTGTCTTCCATAAAAAAACTAGAACTGGACAGAAAGATAACTACAGTCTAGGTCTTGGTTTCTCTATGACATGGAGTACACCAACAGATAAAAACCTGCAGGATCTATGTAAGAAAGCAGCGACAACACAGATCGAATTGAATCAACAACTCGCTGCCAATAAGAGATTAGATTTTGAGATCGCGAGACTCAAAAATTGTGGACAGTTATTAAAGGAGGGAATTCGCTTCGCTCCTGGTACTAGGTACGCCAAAGTATGTGAGGATGTGCAAGTATCTGGTGTGAACTTCATGGTTCCACACGTACACAAGATCCCTTCTACTTCTTCGTCTTCGCCTTCACAGCGCGAAGCTTTGCAATCGCTTGATTCCGATCCCGCTGCTCTGCTTGGCGCTCCTTTACAGACAAGATCTTCATTTGTTTCCCCCTGATTGCAGCAACCTTCTTCAGGACTTTCTTTACTGTGGGTTTGATAACCTTCAATAAGATATCAGCAAAAGGTTTTGCAAGCAGTGCAGAAGTAGTAGCAACAACAGCAATACCCCCAGTGGTGATTACGGTCCCCGTTGGGGGTAATCCATTTA